ATTAATTGAAACATCAAGAACGGAGATCACAGGAAAAGATGGACAACCTATACAATATAAAATCATCACAGGACGAGGCTTTATTCCCTCCGGTGTCGTTGTTGATGCCACACCAGAGGAGCATCTTATTGGAGGACAATCACCAGTTCAAGACGGTAGTGTGGCATCGGAAGGCGAGAAAAACAACGACTGCAATCTATGAATTAGTTAAGCAATCCTATCTTCGCAAAGGACTCTACTGGCATATCTTCCCTACATTTGCAGAAGGAAAAGATACTATATGGCGTGATCCGAACATGATCTTTCATTTTATTCCTCAGCAGTTCATTAAACGAAAGAATGATCAGGAGTGTGTGATTGAATTTACGTGGGGTTCTATCTTTCAGTTAAAGGGAGGCGATGATCCCGATAGACTACGAGGCCCAGGGCCATTAGGTTGTGTCTTCGATGAATTCGGTACTATGAAATTGGAAGCATGGCAGGTAGTAGAGCCTGCAATTATAGCAAATAATGGATGGACATGGTTTATCGGAACACCCAAAGGAAAGAACCATCTCTTTCAGTTTTTAGAACGAAGTAAGACCATGAAAGGGTGGGGATCATTCTATCTGAACGGAGAGAACTCAGGTATTTATAATAAAGATCAACTGCTTCAGTTACGAAGTTCCATGACACAGAAGATGTATGCACAGGAAATCATGTGTGACTTTCTTGAAAATGAAGGAACAGTCTTTAGAGGTGTTCGTGATGCTATGCAGTCAGAAGTAGAGTCTCCGAAAAAAGAGCATCTGTATGTGATAGGGTGTGATTTGGCTAAGGTTACAGACTACACGGTGTTGACAGTATATGATAGAATACATAATAACCAAGTCTATCAGGAAAGATTCCAAACAATAGAATGGCCATTTCAAAAAGCAAAGATAGCAGCACTTTCCAAACATTACAACAATGCACTAGTAATATTAGATGCAACGGGGTTAGGTGATCCGATAGCGGATGATTTGACCAGACAGGGAGTCCCTGTTACACCGTTTAAGATTACTGAACAGACAAAGAAACAACTGATTGAAAAATTAAGTCTCTGGATAGAACAAAAAATATGTTTACTTTTACCACTCAATGAAACACTCGAAGAATTTGACAACTTCTCATATGAAATCGGCCCCACAGGGAAAATCCGCTATCAAGCCAGAGAAGGATTCCACGACGACATTGTCATCTCCCATTCCCTTGCCATCTACGGACTCCAACCTATCGTTAAAGAAATCGCCATGCCCGACGATTCAAGACTCCACAAGCACTTCGTCAGAATTAAAGACGAATACATTAGAGGACTCATTACCGACCAGCATGAGTTCGAAGCAGACTGAGCCTCTGAATGAGTTTCCCAGTGAAGAAGAGTTAAAGAACGTCCTTATGTGGACAGAAGATGTTATGAGTCGGTGTCAGATACCTTTTATTGTGTTGGGAAGTGCGGCATTTCAGATTGTTAATGATCTTCCTCTCAATGTCCCTAAGATTACTGTAGGCGTGTTAAAACAACACGCAATGGCTGAATGCACCTCACTCTTACAGTCCTGTGATCCCTCTATAGAAATGACCATGAACGGATGGGAGATAGTAAGAGGGAGTGCAAAGGTTGTTGTTCAAATAATCAATAAAAATTATCCTACTCTTGTTAATCCGGATATTCATTGGTATTGGGTAGAGCCTTTCAAAGTTCCCAATCCGTTTGATCAGTATTGGAATGGAAACGATCATTACGATGTGTAGATATGAATGAAATACTATTAACTATAACAATCCTTATTCTTTGTGGTACTTTGGCTGGGTCGTACTATATCAGTTGGAAAGAACGGGAAAAACTCCTAAAGATGTTTATGGCAAAAGACCTACGGGAAGTGACAGATAATGAAGTACTGGAAAAACTGCCAAAACAGGAAGAACAAAAACCTTCTGATTTGGTCAATATGGATGATGTGATAGAAGACGAGGCATTGTTTGATAGACATATTGCAGCAGTTAAGGCTCAGGCAAAAGAGGAATTTGAAAAAGGACAGGATATAACTTGACACAATTCCTAAACTCCATATTCTAAAGGAATGAACACTGAATTTGTCCCCACAGAACAGATAGGCAGTAAAATAGAAACCTTCTTTCAGAATGTAGCCAATCAGCGGAAAGCATTTGAACGGCGTTGGTATAACAATAATTTCTTTGATGATGGGTATCATTACCGATTTGTTAGTAGAACCACAGGGAAAGTGATGGACTTGACTGCTTCTGGTGATACGTTTATTCCTTATCGTGCAATTCCGAAAGCCAGTAGACAGATACGGGGAATTGCCAATCTTCTGTTAGCCAATGAACCGCAGGCAGTCGTGTATCCCGAACATATTTTATCCACAAGTTATCCCGATCCCAAACAGTATCAGCAAGCGCAACAAGAAGCTGAGAAGAACGCAAAACACGTAGGAAGGTGGATAGAATGGTCATGGAAGAAATATGAATTAAAGAAACTTTTGACACAGATGATTATATGGGCCTCAAAACAAGGAGTAAGTTACCTTCAGATATGGCCCGATCCTGTTAAAGAGGATATTAAATTTCAAGTTTTTGATGCGTTTGATATTTATGTAGATAATGCATGCACGGATATTTATGAAAGCCCTTTTTTGGTTAAAGCTGCACCAAAGACGATTGAAGAGATAAAGGCAAATGAGGATTTTGATGAAGAGGCATTAGCAAAGATTACCCCGGATAATAAATATGCCCCAAGTGAAATCAAAGAAGCCTATATGATGGCACGCTTTGGGATGAGAAGGAATGATGACAAGACAGCAACCTGTATTCTTAAAGAAGGGTTTGTTAAAGAATATGTGAATAGCGATAATATAGAAAAGATCAAAAAGGATATACGGAATTTCAAGGGAAAAACAGGAGATCAGATTATTAGACAGGTCTTTGAGATAGGCGGTCTTGTATTACGGGATGTATATACAGAGTTTGATGAATATCCGTTTGTCGATTTCAGAATGGAGCCAGGATATATTTATCAGGTTCCTCTTATTGAACGGTTCCTTTCCGCTAATAAGTCGCTTGATTCTGTTATGAGCCGTATTGAACGGTATATAGGAACACAGATTGTCGGTGTCTACATGAAGCGGAGAGGAGAGAATTATCGGATTAATAACATTGCAGGGGGAGCAGAGATTGAGTACGATACGACTCCTCCAGCTCAGATGCAACTTTCTCCTATGCCTCAATTTGTCTTTCAGTACGTCAATCAATTGGAAAGCCTTATAGAAGAACAGGGGGCCTCTACATCGGCATTGGGGAATGTCCCGACGGGGGTCAAGTCAGGAATAGCAATTGAGAGTATTAAAGCAACAGAATACGCTAATCTTAAAATATCTTCAGATCAGTTAAAGGGAACCGTCTATCGGATAGCGGAGAGAATGATTGATCTTGGCTCACGGTATTTTATCACCCCAAAAACCGTGACGATGATGGAAGACGGAAAACCCAGTTACTTTGATATTATCGGGGAACGGGGTATGGAAGCGTATAAGAAACTGTCAAAGAAAGGACAAGTGCAGATTCCCGAAGCTACCGTTGTACGAAAAGACTACAACATTGAAATAGATATACAATCGGGTATGGGATTTACAGAAGAGGGAAAACGAAAAACAGGTATGGAGCTTATTCAGTGGTTGGCTGATCTTGCGTCAAAACAACTTATTTCACAGGATGCGTTAACTGTTGTCATAAAAGAAGTAATGAAGACGTTTCAATATGGGAATACTGCTGAATTTACTGAAGCTATGGATCAGGGTGGCCTTGCTGGTCAGGCAGGTGCAGAGAAATCTATACAGGCAATGAAAATTGCTATTTTGGAGGCAATGAAAGAGGCCGGAGAGATCGGGCCGGAGGCAAGCGATAAGAGAATACAGGAAAATAAAGTGGGAGTATTGGAAGCACTCAAGGAAAGCGGTCTTTCAGATAAGATGAATGAGCCAGTAGTCGATAATCCAGAACTTGCTCCTATACCTTACAAAGATGCACCAGAGGACATTAAACGGCAGATGGAGGCTCAAGCTGGACTTACTCCGTCTCAAATGGTATCTCCGACAGGAACAGATCAAGCGATTAAAGTTGCAAATACAGAACAATCTACGGTTAATGCTGACAGACAGCATGAATTATCGGTAGCTCAATTTGAACAGTCTAAAAAACAGATG